CGCCTTGCATGCCTTTCTGGATCGAATGGGTCCCTACTACCCGACTATCAAGTGCGAGCTATGAACATCCGCCTGCTGCTTCAGGGATTCAACCGCTACACCACCACGATCGGCCAACGGCTCGAGATCATTCGCCTTGCTCCGTGCAGTCGGCTCGATGCTGACTGCCGTAAGGTCACGATTTCCTACGCGCCGGTCCTGACCCGTTGCTCCTCCCTGCTTCCGTGGGTGCGAGAACAGGTGATCAAGAGCTGGGACGTCACTGCGACCATCAAGCGCAAGGACGGTCGTACGTACACCGTCTCCAAGCTGGTCGGTGAAGATTTCGAACGGGCGACCGAGTTCGCCATGCTGGAAGTCGTCAAGAAGGCTACGTTGGATCAACTGAAGCAGATGCAGGCCCCGGTCGCACCGCGGCCGGTTCGCATGCGCTAAGCGACATAACGCCCCCTCCCGAAAGGGAGGGGGCTTATGCCGTCGTTTGCCTTTAAGCGTACGAGAAGTTGTGGTTGGGTCGACCGTGATATGGATTACTCGCAATCCCGACATTGCGGTCGAGTTCACGGTAACCGCCAATCGAACCACCACGACCTTGCAGTCGCTTGATCTTCTCCCGGTTCTCACGGGACTCGGAGATGGCCGCGTCGATGGTCTGGACGTACGAGGTATCGCCGTCATCCACCAGACGACCGGACAGGGCGCGCAGGCGACCTTCCAGCTTGGCCAGCACCCACGGGTCCTGTTCCATGTTCAGCTTATCCAACAGCTCACCGGCTTCAGCCAGCAGGCGCTGTTGTTGCTGACGCTGGTACAGTTCCTGAGGAGACTCTTCCTTCTCCGCGAAGTGAGCTACAGCAGACATCACGCGCGAGGAGTCGATGCCGTAGTGCGACAGGTTGCGACCATGACTGAGGAGCCAGTGTGCGAGCAGCCACGCAATGACGTGGTCGTCGTGTCCGGAGGCCGAGTGGTCGATGCGATCGTTCTTCACGACCAGTCCACGGATTTCCGTAGACAGGCGCTCACTGTGCACCACACCGCCGCCGTTCTTGGCAGCATTCTGCAAGATGGTGGTGTACAGCAAGGTACGGCTATCGGCAGTGGTCACGAAACCAAAGCTCGACTTACGTGTATCGTAGAAGTTCTCGGTGCGCACCGAGAGCGGTCGCATCAGTTCCTGATACTCTTCCTTCTTGACCGCCGCTTCTTCAACGATGCGGTTGAAGATACGCTTGAACGGGTCTTGACCCGCACGCACCAGCTGAAGAATGAGGTAGTCCACGATCATACCACCGGTGGACTTGCGCTCGGGGATCATCGTGATGGTCGGGTACTTGATCAGCAGGTTGCCCAGGTAATGGGAGAACCGGATCAGGTTGGTTTCGTTGTACGTGCCCGTGGCCACGACCGACAGATCTTCCACGTCGATCAGGATCAGGGCAATCGTATCGCGACCGACCGCTTCGGAGGTATCCAGTCCCATCACGAAACGCCCTTCGGCCATGCGCTGGGCAATCTCGTGTTGCGGGATGAACCAGTTCAGGCAGTAGTTGTCGGAGGAGAACTCCATGTGGAAGGAGTTGATCACCGACTTCATGATGCGCTCGTTCAGTTCCACCGACAGCGGCGAACGCAGCGAACCGGAGGTCCAACGATTCAAGAAGTCACGCTCGATCGATTCAGGCGTACCGCCGGCGTTGGAGATCGCGTCCATCAGCCATTCGTCATCCTTACCCAACTGCTTGTGGGAGAGGGTGATATTGAACAGTGCACGCTTGACGCCCTTCTTACCTTCCACACCGGAACAGTTGGCGAGTACGCGCTCACGCAGCTCGGCCTCATTCTTGCTATCGAAAGCCAGACGTTCGTCCCAGATCGCACCACCGTGGATGAGATCGTACATGTACTTGCCTTCGCGACTGTCCTTCTTACCTGCGGTAGTCGTGAAGACGTTGCCGTAGGGTCGGTTGTTCGCTCGGGCTTCGTTACGTGCTGCGGTACCCGCTGCGAGGGCCGCCGGCAGAATGATGTTGATGAACGCGGTGAACGGGCCTTCGTCCGAATGCAGGATCGGCGAGGTCAAACCTCGACCGACGTTGTTGGCGCCCGCTTCAGAGTTCTGAGCCACGGCCGTCATGTACGAGTTCTTGCGCTGCTTGTAAGTCAGCTCGATCTGGTTATCAGCATCTTCGGGCGAGATGTTGATCAGATACTTCGGAAGGATGTCACGGATCTTCTTCAAACGCTCCACGTTCTTGCGACGCAGGTCGTTGTCCTTGGTAATCATGGTCACCGTGGTGTTGTCGGTGGACATGTACGTCAGGTTGGTCATCAGACAGTCGGTCGACACCGACTTACCGATCTGACGGGGTTGGATCAGTGCAACGTCGATGTGATTGAAGAACGCCCAGAACAAACCGATGTTACCTCGGTTGCCTTCTAGGCGGACGGGGTTGGGGCCTGCTTGCGGGGGAACCCGAACGACCTCACGGAAGAAGTACCATGGATTCTGAGCACACTCAAAACCAATGGCCATCTTCTGCTGCATCGTCAGGTGATCAGAGAACGGGTCAACGCCTTGGAGTTCAGGGTTGAGCAACGACAGATGGAAGACGTTGTTGCGAACGCCCATGTCGTCGTACAACTGCGCCAAACGCAGGAACGATTTGTTGGTGGTCTGAAAGTCCGCGATCGCAGTGGGATAGTAGTCCCAATCGGATTCGAACAAAATCATGGAGTAGTCCTTGAGGCCAAACGCCAGCCGATAGGGAGCCGAAGCTCCCTACCGACTGGTATCTGGTTAAGCTTGCTGCTGGTGGGTGATGAGGCCCGCCACCGCGAGCTGCAGATCGTCCGTGGCCGTCTTGCGGATGAACTCCAGGAAGACCAGCTTGCCTTCGCCAGGTGCGGCTTCGACAGTGATTTCCTGATTCCACGACGAGATCGGCACTTCGACTCGGTGATTGCCCGAGACGACGACCATGAAGTTCGGAACGAGCGGACCCACTTCCGAGCGCGCATCGTACAGCGGTTGAGTCGGGTAGTAGACCAAGTCCAGCCAGTCCTCCAACGTCTCGGCACCGCAGCTGATGTCCAGCTTGGAGTTGCCGACGTTGATGAAGGTGGACACGGCCTTGACGCCCAGACCGTAAGCAGGCGTCTGGCCAGCGGTGAAGCCGATGGTCCAGTTGTCGCCGGTGTTCTGGTTGCCCGGACGCAGGAGGGTGACCTCGAACGGCTGGGTATGACGCCAGTCGTCGAACAGCGGATCGACCTCGTCCATGTTGACACCCACATTGATGCGCTGCTTGACACCGTACAGCAACGGGTCGAACGGCGCCGAGTTGGTGGCGTTGGTGACCAGGTTGGTGATGCGGTAGACCTGCTGGCGATCCAGGTTGTACAGGTAGTACTCCATCCGGTAGCCGGTGAGCAGATCCTGCCACTGCGGGTAGGCGAACAGCTTGACCGAGTAGGCGCCGTCGGATTCCTTGGTGCGCGCATGGTAGGCCACGCTGATGCGCCCGTTCGGAGCCGGGGTGTCCAGGTAGGCCGACTCGCCCTCGCTGAGCTGATAGGTCAGCATCAGGTCGACGGTCTGGCCTTGGATGGTCGCCACGTAGTTGCGCAGACCGGCCATGGAGAACTTGGTACCGTCCACCGGGATGCGATGCTGCGTACCATCGGAGTAGGTCACCACGCCCATCAGGCCGAGGTTGTCCACCGGCATGTTGATCGGGTATTCGATGGTGTGCGGATCCGACGCCAGCAAGAACGGCGACTCGATCGAAATCGACTTGACGTACTTGAGGGACTTGTCGGTCTGGCGCACGAAGGCAGTGTTCTTGACGATCAACTTGGCCTGCGAGACCGCCTGGCCAGCATCGTTGTAAGCCACCACCGTCACGACCTCGTGGTCGAACATCTTGCGAGTGGTGTGGCCGACCTTCGGCGCCTTGACCGCCTGGTTCCAGCTGGCCGCGGCATTGCCGGGGATCACGACGCCTTCTTCGAACATCGCCACCGGTTCGACCGGGATGTTCTCGCCCAGCAGGTTACCTGCCGAGTCATAGAACTGCGAAATGATCTCGCCGTTGTCGGAGATGTCGGTGCCGTGGAAGATCTTGATGGAGGTCACCGCCGTGCCATAGAAGTGCAGACGCGCATCGCAGGAAAGCGAATGCGGCATGACCGACTGATCCAGGTAGCAGCGGTAGGATTCGGACTGCGTGCCGGGGCCGGCGCCGAGGAGGATGTCCTCGTCGTTGACGTTGCCCGGATCGACGGGCTCGTTCCACTTCTTGAGCGTGGAGATGCCGGTGGTGTAGTCGACAGCGATGACCTGCAGGATACCCTGGGTCCAGTCGCGGACAGCGTCGTTCACGTTGGGAACGTACTGGCCTTCACTGGAAGGGTTCTCCGGCGAGTAGATCTCGCTGATGTGCCATTCGCGGTAACCCCGATTGGGATCCACGATGACAGTCGCGGGGAGAACAGGATTTGACATGGAAGCTTCCTAAAGGGTGGAACTTGCAAGGCAGCGGCACTGGCCCAAATCAAGTAGTAGCCTAGACCCGCAAGGGACCAGTGCCGCCTTGTTGCAAAGTCAAAGGTCAGATGAAGGAGTCTTTGATGCGCACGAAGCGCGTGATGTCCACCTTGTCCTCGAGGAAGACCTTGATGGCTCGGTTGAGCAGGAAGTACTGGTAGGCGTTCAACTCGATCACCACAGTGCGATCGTGCGGGTGCACGGCCACGTGTTCGAGGTCCACGTCCTTACGGGTGGGCTCGTAATCGAGCAACCACTCGTAGCTGGTCAGGTAGTTCCGGACATCCTGATCGCTGTAGTGACCCTTGAACGCTTCGTAGGACAACCGCTCGGTGAGCAGGTCGTACAGAATCGAAGCGGCAAACGGGCTGTAGATAGCGTAGCGCTCGGGGATCGGGTCCGGGGTAGTCGGAACCGGCTCGGGCATCTTCAGGGTGAGGTAGTCCGACACCGCCTGATCCACCACCAGCGACTTCGCCCGCATGTCGTAGGTGTCATCACTGACCACCTTGCGCAGCGGGACGATCAGGTCGTCCAGAGTGTACGGCGCGCCGTTGGCGACATTGTCCATCCACAAAGATGGGTCACCTTCGGTGAAGCGGATCTCGTCGCGATGGTAAGTACGGCCACCCACCACCAGACGGATCACGCGATCATCGCGCACGTCAAAGCGGTTGTTGCGGGACAGCTTACCCCAGCGGACAAAGCCCGCCTCCTTCGGAGGCTGCCGCGACATGTCAGCGTTGCAGAACCCGGTGGCACGCACACGGATCTTCTGCACCTGACCGTCGCGCAGGTATTGCTTGTTGGTAATGACCACCTGCGGCCACTTGACGAAGTAATCGAGGTTCTCGATCAGGCATTCGTTGTTGAGCCACAGGTCCAGGCGACCCGGCGGGATGTATAGGACACCCGACTGCTGGGTACCGGTCCAATCGGTCATGGCGTTGACGGAGAACTTCAGCACTCCGTTGTCGACCGGCAGGTCGAGTTCGTAGTTGAGGAAGTACGCGTCGGACTTGATGCAAGTCACATTGAACGCGGAGTCCACAAACCAGTGTACCTTGCCATTGATGATCGAGTACTTGGTCTCGTCCCCCGTCACGTCCACCCACTCATCGTTCTGCAGCTCGCCATGGGCGATCGGCGCGACGTAGTAGCGGTAGCTGAGCTTGGGGTTGATCTCGAAGTCCTGAACGTTGAAGTGCATGTCCAGCTTCTGACCGCCGCGACCGATGATCATCTCGACCATCTGGCAGTTGGCGTTGAAAGGCGTGTACTCCAAGCCCGAGGTGTGGACGTAGGATGCGATCAGCTTACCCGCCGCATCGATCTCGTAAGCCGTGGAATCCACCTGCGTGCCATACGGCAGCGTGATGGCCCGACGACCGGCGTGGTTCTCGACCTTGTTGGGCGTGTCGGCGATGAGCTTGGCGATGGCGTTGTAGCCGTAGGCTTCCTTCACCAGATCGATGTCCAGCGCACGCTTGCGCGCGTCCATGATCTCGATGTACTCCGAGTTCTCCAGGTTCGGCGCCTGCCACACTGCGACCGTGGCCTCCAGACCGATCATGGCCTGGTAGAGTTCGGGTTCGGGTAGCTTGTACAGCTCCTGGATGCGGTGGTGTTCGTACACCAGCGGACGGTTGTAGCCGGAATGACGGATGAACAGTTGCACCGTCAAATCGTTGATGTCCGTCCAGCCCTTGGGCACCATGGCCTGCTGATAGGTGGCGACATAGTCGACCACGATCGAGTAGTCGCGGTGAGTGACCTGACGGAAAGCGTCGTCGTTGTTCTTGTGATAGAACACGCCCGTGTGTCGATCCGGCGCAGTGCGCTTGATCAGGTAGACATCCACGTCGTCGCGGTAGTCGATGCCAACACCGCCGACTTGCTCGCCGGCATAATGCAGCAGGTACTTTCGCTTGGCATCCTTGATACTGTCGAACGTATCCAGCTCACTGATCTTGAACTCCTTGACGGCCTTGACCGAGGAGTCGTGTACGTACTCGACGTAATCGCCGGCCTGGTAGTCCGCCGGCGTATAGTTCGAACGGTAGACGCCGTTGACGTACAGCCAGGTATGACCGACCGGACGCTGACGCAGCAGCAAGTAGTCGCGCTGCAAGTCCAGCGCCTGCTGGGAATTGAGGACGCGGCCGCCGCGGCAGATGATCTCGTGCGGATAACCATCCGAACGCGCGGAGTCGAAGAAGGCATTGGAATACAGGCGCAGGAAGACAGGCGTGTCCTTGAGGTCCACGATCTTCTTCTGCTCTCGTACCGCCACCAGCACATTCTGTTCGTGGGTGACCAGCACGTAGGAGTTGAAACGGCTGAGGTGAATACCATTGACGGTATACAGATCGGCAATCAAGAACTCCTCGTTCATCAAGGCAGCCAGCGAGCGCCACACATTGCGCACGGGGCTGAGTCCGACCAGACCGGCGTTGTACTGACCGATCTGGTAGACGTGATAAACGTCGGTACTGGTGGGCAACGGAACCGAGTCCCACATGTGGTTGACTCGGACCCGCACGCCACGGGGAGACGAAATGCGCTGAGGCTGGTAGATCACCTGCAAGTCCTGTTTGGGACTGCACCACACGTTCTTAACCGCGTGGTTGACGAGGTAATCACTCATCGCTCAGAATCTCCAGATACGAGCCGACGTCGCGCATGAACTGCGCGCCGGCATTGTTGCGGTTCTCGGTCTCGACCATCTTGGTCAGCTGAGCACCGTGGAAGCTGCGATCGGTCAGCGCCTGGTAGATCATCGCCAGCCACACCGGCGGATATTCCAGGGCCACGGCCACCAGCTGGCGAGCATTGCCGCCGAACCACAGGCCGCCCATCAGGGTCATGATCAGGGCAGCGTCCACGCGCTCCAGGCGCGGGCTCTTGACCACGAAGCGCAGGGCGTCGCAGTAGCTGTCCAGGCTGTAGATCATCGGTACGTCACCGGCCAGGAAACCCGCTACCGTCTGCGGACTGATCCGCGTCAGGCGGGCCACGGCCACGATGACCTTTTCCTTCTCGTCTTGCGAGAGGGAGTCGTTGCGACCGATGTGATCGTTGGGGATGAAGTTGGAGAAGTAGAACAGACCCGTGACCACGGTCAGAGCTTGCTGTTCGTACGGACCCAGGTTGAGGCGTCGCGAAAGCGATTCGCTCAGCAGGCGGATGAAGACCTTGGCGGAGATGTCGTTCCAACGACGCATGTCGGCGGCGGCACCGTTCATCCAGGCCAGGGTCAGGGCGGCGCGGATGATCGCGCCTTCGTACTCGCCTCCGGCGACGACCTTGAAGTTGGTCTCACCCGTAGCCTTGGTCAAACCGCGGACGTCGACCGCGACCGACAGGCCGTTCTGGCCGTCGAATTCCAGAGGCATCGAGAAGGGCGGAATGTCCTTAACGTATGGAGGTACGATGTACACGCCCTTGAGGGTGGTACCCTTCAGCGTCACCGCAGGCGCCAGGTCGCCATGGATCTCGGCGCGTTGCAGCGCCGTCTGAATGCCCTTCACGACGTAGGAAGAGCAAGCAGTGGTTTGGTACGGGGTAAGGAACATCTTGCACTCCTGCGGTGAAAGTAGTAAAGGGGAAACCCGTGCGCATACAGACGTCATGATGTGCGTGTATTACTATGATGCGCGACATCACTCCATTGCTATAGCATTAGTCGTACCGTCTGTGTCAACTGGCTGGATTCTCGGAGTCGCGTTCCGGGTTTTTGGTTGATCGCGGTGCAAAAACTGGTCCCAGTTCCTAGGAGCTTTTTCCAAATGAGCAACTTCAACAGTGCTGCTCCCCAATTCCTGCTGACCGGCATGAAGGACGTGAGTGCGCGCACTCCGGTCCGTGAGCCCGAGCAGATTCCCACCCACCTTCCCCATGTCCACATCTACGCCAAGAAGGGTCCGACCGTCCCGACGCTCGCCGTCGGCGGCGGCTTCAATACCCTCTACGACGCGGCGTCGCTGGACCCGCGCTCGAAGTACTACAACCACCAGTCCGAGCTGGCCGCCTCCGTCATCGGCGAAGGCAATGCCATCTTCGTGGAACGCCTGAAGCCGGTCGACGCCGGTCCGAACGCGCGCCTGCTGGTTTCGCTGGACATCGTCGCTGACGACATCCAGCAGTACGAGCGCAACCCCGACAACACCTTCAAGCTCGACGCGAGCGGCAACAAGATCGCCATCACCGGCGCTGGCGCGAAGCTTCCGGGTCACCGTGCCCGTCTGGTCATCAACGACTGGACCGCCGGCATGACCGTCGAAGACTTCGGCGCTGTGACCGTGAAGGCCGGCGCCCTGACCTCGGCCTCGAGCATCCAGTCGCAGGTGTACCCGCTGTTCGAACTCGAAGCGAACTTCTTCGGCGAAGACGGCAACAACCAGGGTCTGCGTCTGGTGGCCCCGACCACCGACTCGAACAACCCGATCAACGACACGCTGTTCAACGCCGTCGGCGCCTACATCTACCGCCTCTCGCTGGTGAACCGCCTCGACGCTGCTTCGACCGTCAACGTCACCGAGACGCTGAACGGTGAGCAGTCGATCGACTTCACCTTCAAGTCCGGCGCCGTCGATCCGGCCAGCGACACCGAGATCTCGCTGGAAGACATCTTCCTGCCGAGCTACCAGGACCTGGACTCGCAGGGCGTCACCCCGCTGTACGGCCCGTTCGGCCGTCTGAAGATCTACGAGAACAACCTCGAGACCGTGCTGGCGATGATCGCCGACAAGGAAGCCCCGCTGGGCTTGCTGCCGGCCACCGACATCGACGCCGACTCGCAGTACCTGCACTCGGTCAACTTCCTCAACGCGACCAACGAGCACAACCTGCCGTACTTCACGTACGAGCTGGAAGGCGCGGCCCAGGGCGGCATCCGCTTCACCGAGTCCACCGCCGTGTGGGCCGAGGGTGGTTCGGACGGCACCATGTCCTTCGCTGCCCACGCCGAGCTGGTCGAGAACGCGATGAAGAACTACGGCGCCACGGGCCCGGACCTGCTGGACGACGCGAAGTTCCCGTTCTCGTTCTACTACGACTCGGGCTATCCGCTGGACACCAAGCTGGCCCTACTGACCCCGCTGGGTCTGCGCAAGGACATCGCGGTGATCCTGTCGACCCAGGACGCTTCGCAGCCGCTCAACAGCTCGTCCGTCGAATCCTCGATGGCGATCACGCTGAAGAACGCGGCGCGCCTGTACCCCGAATCCGAAATCCATGGCACCAAGGTGTGCCGTGCGATGGTCATCGGCCATGCCGGTGAGCTGATCGGTTCGAAGTACAAGGGCCCGAACGGCTCCAAGATCCTGCCCTTCACCATCGAGTTCGCCCGCAAGGCCGCTCGCTACATGGGTGCGGGCACGGGCATCTGGAATTCGGCCGCGGCG